CCGTCAGCGATATTCCGTTTGCCAACACAGCTATCACTAGCGTGCTGAACACAGACACGGCGAAAGCATACGCGCAAGAAACTGCCAATCTGCAGGAAGCCAGCCCAGTTCTAACAGGCGTCACGAAGGTGGGCGCGCCAGTTGCGGCAATCGGCGCAGCGGCTTTGACTGGCGGCGCATCGGCAGTTGCCGAAGGCGCAGCAGCGGCAGGCGAAGCGGCAGCAGGCGAAGCTGGCGCAGGCGCAGTGGGCGCAGCCACCGAAGGCGCGGGGGCCACGGCAGCCAAAACTTTGGGCCAGCGCGCAGCCGCATACGCCCCCGAGGTCGCCAAGTCTGCAGCCATCAATGCGGGCGTAGGCACTGCTGGGCGGATGGATGAGGCCGCCATACAACATGCCCTTGACCCCGAGGGGCAAGAAAAGTTTCAATTCGAGCTCGGTCCCGTCTTGTTCGATGCGGCGCTGGGCGGGGCCGCACACGTAGGCTTGGGCGCTGTAGGCAAAGCCTTTAAGGGCATCGGCCACGGCATCGATTACGTGGGCGAGAAGATTCGCGGTAGCACAGCAGCCGCCACAGAAGCTGCAGCCGCAGGCGGCGAGACTGCCGCAGGCGAGGCCGGTTCGTTTGGCGATATCGCCAGCAGGCAAGCTGAGCTCGGCAAAGCCCCCGCTGGTATGGGCGCTGGGGCCGAACCCCGCGCACCCTCGCCGTTCGCAGATCTGTCAGACAAAGACCTTGCCGCGCGCATTCGCGTTGGGCAGGACGCCCCCGAGCCAGGCCCCGAGCTCGATGCGCTCATCAACGAAGGCCGCGAGCGTTTGCGCCGACGCGAGGCAGCCACATCGATGGGCGACAAGCCCCTATCAGCGGCAGCCCAACGCTTGGAAGACTTGAAAGCCGAAGCTGCCGCCGCAGCCGAAGCCCCACTTAAAGAAGGCGAGACGCCCACCGCTCGCGCAAAAGCCGCCTCCGATTTCAAAGAGCGCATCGCCGCGCTCGAATCGATGACGCCCGAGGAGGTTGTGCAAGCGCGCACAGACCCCGAGGTAGTTGCGAAGGCCGACGCCCACGCAGCGGCAGACCCATTCGAGAGCGATATTTTTGCGGGGCAAGAGCACGGCGAAGAAGCCAAAGATAGATTGCGCGAGCACGCCGAGCTCGACGCAGGCACCATGCGCGCGCGCTTCAAAGCAGCCGAGGTCGATCACAACGAAGAGTTGAACAACATAGAAGGGCAACAAAAGCAGCGTGGCGGGGCGATGCCGCAGCCCGTTGCCCAGCGAATGCTTCGCGAGTTGCGCGAGAAATTCGGCCACCTCCCGATCTTCGATAAGGTATACAGCGCGTTCGCCAAAGAGATTACCGGCGATGAGCTCAAAGCTGTACTGAGCCCCACTGTCGGCGGCATTGAGAAGACTGCCGAAGAGCTCGAATACGATAGGGACTATCTCAAATACCCTGGCGCGCGAGACAACATCGACTTGCGCACCCATCAAAATGCTATCCGTGCGCTCGATAAAGTCATCGGCCATGACAGCATTGAGACGACGCCGCATAAAGAAGAGCTCTTGGCGATGCGGCAGCATCTGTCGTCATACCTCGATGAGCATTTCCACAACCTGCGCCCAGGCGACGCGACGGCGGAAGACTTTCGCGCGCTGCAAAAGAAATACAGCATCAACAAACTTGCGCAGCGGGCCATATCCCAGGCCGACGCAGTGAAGGCTGGCGACCCGTACCGCTTTGTTAATGAGCGAGCTCAAAAGGCCCAGGGCAAACTCATCGACGCGCTCAAAGCCAAGTCGGCAAACGCTGAGATGCAATTGCAGCGCGAGACCGAACGCTTCGCCCGCGCCAAAGCCGCCGCTGAGAAGGCCAGGGCAAGCCGCACAACCAAGGCGGAACAAGCCGTGGCGCGCGAAGAGTACGCCAAGGCCGAGCGCGCGCATAAAGAAGCGGTGCGCGAAGCTGACCGCGTCAAGAAAGACGCCGAAAGAGCCACAGAGCAACAGCGCAAAAACAACGAGCGCATCGAGCGTGACAAGGCCCGCCAAGCCAAGTTCGATCAGATCAAAGCTGAGCGCGCGCAAGCCAAAGAAGACCGCGACGCCGCGCTCAGAGAAGCCAAGTTTGGCAATGTTGTGAAGGGTGCAATCGCAGGCGCAATGACCCATGGGCTCAAAGGAAGCCTAACAGGGGGCCTAACAGTTGCGGCGTTCCAACTGCTGAAGGGCATTCCCGCAACGCAGTGGGTTCGCGTGGCCGAATCGTTGAGCACCATCTTTAAGGGTGTTGATAGCAAACTTGCCACAGCAGTCGAGGCGGGGTTGTTCGGTCTGCCCGCTGACATGCACCGCGCGCTCGACCCGCAGGATTACAACGCAGTTGCCGCCAAAGTTATGGCTGCGCGCAATGGCCCAGAAAATGCATACAAGAATCTTGCGGCAGCCGCTCTAGCACACGATGTGCCTGACGTAGTTGTAACGCCGCTTGTGCAAAACCAGTGGTCTGCGTTGCAAGAGCTCGGAAAGAAAGCCCCATCAACGGCAGGCGCTCCCGGCGTATACAGCGAAGATGAGCCGGACATAGGGCAGAAGCTTGTGTGGCTTGGGCAAGTGCAGACCACCATCGACCCAACCTTCGGCATCGCCAACCCGACGCCCGAAAACCTATCAGTGCTTAAGGCAAGTTACCCTCAGATGCTTTACAACAGCCAACAGGCGGCATTGCTTGAGGTTCAACAAAACCCTGACGTGTCATTGGAAGGCAAACTTTGGGCCAGCGCGCTATGCGAGCGACCATTGACGGCGTTGGCATCGAGTCAATTTCTGTCAGTTCTTGCGGGCGCACGGCAACAAAGCGAGAATGCCCAGAAGGCGCAAATGTCATCGTCGGCTGGTAGCGGCGGCAGCCAGAAGGTACAATCAACTATGTCTCGAATGGACTCCCTACAGAACCAGGATGCGTGACGCATGGGCTCATTAAGCGAAGACGCGTGTATTTTAGACTACGGCCCAAATACGAGCGCCGCTCCGAACGCTGTGTTTACCGGCCCCGCTGTGCGGTTGTCAGGTAAGCTTGGGGTCGGCGTGCAGATTATCCCAAGTGCTTCGGCGTCGGGCTCGGTCGCTGTGCAGATGACGAATTACGATGACCACAGGCAGACTACAGGAAGCCCCGGCGCGCCGAGCTCTTGGGTTACCATACAGACTATCAGTGTAGCGGCTGGCGTTAATAGTATGACGCTCGTTGCAAACCCATTCGCCAAATATATTCGTCTCGTGTTCACTGCCGGTAGCGGGTCTTCTGGTACTGTGCAGTTCTCGCTTAACTTACGGGCCGCATACGCGACCTGACCTTTGATGGAGCTCTTCTTATGTCTTCGCTATCTAACGGCTTGTTCGCTGCCCCAACCCAAACCAAGGTGCCTGGCGTTTCGTTGCGCTGGAGCATTCGCGTCAACCTGACCGCCGCCAACACATCGTTGACGCTGCCCTTCCCTGTGCAGAACACGAATCCGGCGCAGATCACATCCGGATTTCCTATCACGCCAGGATCTGAGCCGCAGCAGGGCTTGCCCTTCTATGTCACCCAGCTTGTGATTCGCAACTCGAACGGCAACTTGTCGGGCTCAGGCGCAACCACACCCGCTGCGATTTCTTTGGTCGATGTAACGCAGAGCAACGCCGTTGTGATGACCGCCACGCCCCCATCGAGCGGTACGCTCAACCCCGCTTGGATCACAACCACAGCACTGCCCGCGACGCCGGTCATCATTGCCCCGCTTGATAGCATGGCAATCGTCTATACGCCCCCAGTTGGCGCGACGGCTACATCAACTGGCTTTACCGTTGACGTGCTCGGCTATTGGTCGCTGGGCATCTAAGGAGACTACACCATGGCAAAATCTACATCGGACAGCGTTAGCACGCCGACCCCGAACATCCCCAAAGACATACAGAGCCGCTCTAACAAGAGCTCCGCGTCATACAGCGGTGGGCTCGCGGGTAAGATGCTCAAAGGCACCGAGATCATGACCTCGGGCGTCAAAAGCTTTGTGTCTCAAGTTAAGAAGATGAAGCCTTAAGGGGGGTGGGTTGTGGCACTGCAAAACATTCGAGCTCTTCGCATTCTCGCGGAAGACCTAAGCTTTGGCGCGGGCAATTCCAAAGATGTAACGATGGCTCAAACAGTTGCCGCCGCAGCCCGTCCTATCATGCAAACGGTGGGCTTCGCCGGTAGCACGTCGGCGTCGTTTATCGGCACAGGCACACCGTCCTTGAGTGGAACGATCCGCGCACTGACGAGCCGCAGCCCGAACTATTTCATGACACTGACCGCAACGCTCAACGGAACAGCGGTCACCATTCCTATCCCACCTTTGGCGACGGTGTTCTTGCCGTTGGGCCTGTCGGGGTCTTCTGGCACCCTGGCTGCAAACTACACCGGCGCGCCTGCAGGCGTACCGATTGCCAGCGCAACCACGCGGCTGACGGTAGATTGCGCGATAGAGCAATGAGCAAAATTATAGAGTTGCGGCTTGAGATGGCCTGTGCAGATACCGCATCGCTTGCGCTCACCCCGCCGACCTATCCGACCGCGCTTGACACCTACCAGATAGGCAACATCGCGAGCGTGGCCGAATCGTATGGCTTTATGCCTGTTAGCAGCACAGGCGCATCGGTGCCTTTGCCGTACACGCCTGCTGGCGCGACCATCCTTATGGTGTGTGATCCAACCAATACCACGCTTTGCGGCATATCGGCTGGCGGCAGCATATGGGCGGGGGGTCCGGCGCAGATCGTCACGATTCCTAGCGTCTACACAACAGGCACCCTTACAATCTCAGCTTACACAACGGCCATGGTTGCATCGACCACGGCATTTAATGCCACCCTAGTGTGGTATTTATAGGAGCTCGCATGTCTTTAGGATCTTGGTTCTCTTCTCATAAGGCCGTCATTGTTCACAGCGTCAGCGTCGCTAGCATGTTGGCTGGCTCGCTCGCCAAAGCCACCGGCAACCCAGCTTTGATTGCCGGGATTAGCGTCGCCACCGCAGCCTTCCACATCGGCGAAGGCCTCAAGACTGGCGGAAGCACTGGCCTGAGCTCCGCCGCTACAGCCTTGGGCGATGTAACGAACACGCTCAAAGAGATGGCATCGAGCGTTTCGACTGGCGCGGCTAAACCTGCATGATAGACGACGCAGGCTTACCACTGACGCAGCGTGAAGCGATGTACTTTCCATTGCTCGTTGCAACGAGTGTGCACTATGGCCTGCCGCCCGAATGGCTGGTGGCCTTCGCGAAAGTAGAAAGCAGCTTTCACGCGAAGGCCATCAACAATTCGGTGCCTGACAAGGCGCGCGGCTCATCACGCGGCCTGTGCCAAATGTCTCTGACGACCGCCAGGGCTTTGGGTTTCAACGGCATGCCCGAAGACTTGTTCGACCCCGAGCGCAACGCCATGCTCGCGGGCAAGCTGTGCTCAATGAACAAAAAAAGCTTTGCCGTGACGAACCTGCGCGACGTGGCTGCGCTGTACAACTCGGGCAAGCCTTACGACAAAGCACCCGCCTCGACGCGCTTGATTTACGTGCCTCTCATTTTGAAGGCAGCGAACATGTACCGCGCCCGCGCTGCTGAGTTAGCAGCCAACCCTGCAGCCATGGCCTACTAGAAAGGCGCTTCGGTGTACTTTGAGCTCGCTAGCTGAGGGTTGTGCAGCGGGTATTTATACGGCGGTTGCGCATAGATATTTGTGTAGGGGTAGTTGGGGCTGCGCGCGTTTGGAACAACCACGATGTACAGACTTGCGCCAACGAGCTCGGGGCGGCTGCGCCCCACACTGTCATGCAACTCAGGCACTAGTTTTTTGAGCATTGCCTGTATGTGGGCGTGGCGCTCGACAAAGTTGCGGTCGCGCATCAACTCGCCTTGAAAGTCGAAGAAGGTTTTACCGTCATCGCTTTCTTTGCATGTCTCGTACAACGCAAAGTCATACGGGTTGCACGCCGCATACAGCCGCTGCAGGCTTTGCATCCGGCTCAACGTCATCTTGGCGACTTGCTCTTTGTCCCGTTGCATATCTGATTGTTGCATGGGCAGCGTCAGCCAGTAGAGATGCTTGATCATCTCATCGATTTCAAAGTCTATCTCGATCTGAGTGTCGCCGCTGTGTTGGCTTTTGACCATCTTGGCTGAGCGTATCAAAGCCGGATAGGCGTGGTTGGGCTTCAGCTTGCTCCTCGGCCTAGTGGGGGCTTTGGCGGGGCGCTCGCCTGGCTCGGTGGCAAAGAGCGGCAAGTCGCCATAATGGTTCGACCACTGTTCTAACGCTGCAGTCATGCTTAATCCCTGTTCGTTATAAAACGCAAAAGGGCAGCCCGAGCGAATTCCCGAGCTGCCCCGAAAGCAAAGCTAAGCACAGCCAAAGCACGGTCGATGCAACGGGCCGATTGATTTTCCCATTACACGTCGTCAAGCTTCGCACCATACGCGGCATCGAGTAAAGAGCGCAGCGTGCGTGTGCCTGGTTCGACCGGCGCAATCACACTCTTGGCGCGGCTCTTCGCCTCGTACTCTTCGTTGCCTTGGGTCTGGGTCCAATGCCGCAGGCTCATCTTGCCCGTTTTCGGGTCGCGCTCGCGTACAGCTTTGCGCACGAGGATGAAACTAGAGTTTTCTTTCCAAGGGTTGATGAGCGATTTTACCGCATCGATGGCGTAGGTCGCCCGCTCGCCCCCGATGGTCTTGGCAGATGCCTGCGTGATGGCCGCTTCGGATTCGGTGGGCTTGGCGGCCCCGGTCAGTTGCACGTTACCGATAAGCGTCACGTGTGGCACCGCATTGAGCGCGCGCCAAAAGGTCATGCCAAGCTTCGCCACGTCGCCCCAGCCCTTCACGTTCTCAGGCGCTATGTGCTCTTTGATAAGCTGAAAGGGCAGCGCCAGATCGATGACGATAACGCGCACCTCCTTGGGCATGGCGTTGAGCCCCATGGCCAGGCGCGACTCGTATTCTGGCCAGCTTTTGCACTGGCTCATGTCCATTACGTAGTCGAGCATGTAACCCGAATCTTGGGGACCGCGCATGCCATCCACGTCGCCCGAAAATACAAGCACGTCTTTGGCGTGTACAGGCTTTTGCTCAGGGAAGGTGTCGCTTGCGAAGCGTGATGCGCTCACACTAAACGATGACTTGCCTGTACCGCCTGCGCCCGCAACCAAGATGCGCCGCTTGGCAGATTCGTTAAGCTGGCGGCTTGTCTCGAATGGTTGCATCTCGCTCTGCTTTCTTGCGGATCTTAATATCCACATGCTTTTGCTTGCTTACACATGACAGATTGCAAAACCGTCTTCGGTTCCAATGTGATAAATGCTCATCGTATTTGCGGATGAGTTTAGCGCAGCAGTATTTGCACCGTCGCTCATCACTCATGGCGGTCTTCTGCTTGGGTCATCGGGTCGTTTCCAAATTGCATCGCACTGGCCCGACTTGCGAAACGTGCACAGGTTGCCTTGATAATCACAACACGCACTGCGATTCGGTATGTCGCGCTCGTAATTCGACATGCCCATCATCACCATGCCGCACACCTCACTCAATACTGCGTGCACGTCGCGATGGCTGAGCACCGTTGAGACGAACGCCGCATCAAAGTCATCACGCACGATGGGCTTTACAACTTTGCGCCTGCCGTTTTTAATAATGATATCCCAAATGATACCGCTGCATGGGTCATCTGGGTGTTGCAAGTTGTACAACGCAGGGTAGGTCAAAGCCTGCAGGCCGTGCACATATCCGTCATGGCTGCCGTGTGTGTCGCGCGTCTTAAAATCAACGAGGTACACGCCAGGTTGGGTCAGTTGTGGCACGCGCTGCTGAACACGTGGCAAGTCTTCGGCGCGAATGCGAACCACAAGATCTGGCTTGCCTGTGTAGGGATTGCCATAGAACGCATACTTGACGGCCTCGCGCACCTCATCGCTCGATGGGATGACTTCTTCGACGCTAAGTTGCTCGCCCCAAAAATCTTTGTTCCAATACCGCACCCATCCGTCAAATAAACGCTGACCTTCTAACATGTTTTCGTTATGTGTTAAGTTTTCGCGGATTTCATAACCTTTGCGCCACAATTCTTGCAACGCATGGTAAACCCCGCCGACAAGCAAGCGATGCTTCTCGAATGGGATGGGCGCATCTAGATTCGTGTAGAGATGCCGCTTCTCTTGTTGCAACCGCGCTTTGCGCCCGCACTCCGCTGCCGTCGCGTAAAAACTATTGCCCCAACCCGAACCCCCGCCATTGACTGCGCGTGTGATGGCCCGCTCAAGTTCGCTGATTGTTACGTCGGCGGGATGGCTCACTTGCGCGGCTCGCTCGGCGGCTCTGGGGCCATGCCGTTGAGATTAAATTGCTTAAAGAATGGCTTGGGCGGTTGGGCTGGGCGCGCCGTCTTAATTTCCATGACCTTCGGCGGGGCGATGCATGGGCAGAGCATGTCGCGGACCTTCTGCCAACGGTTGGGCGAGTAGAAGGCAGGCTTGGGCGTCATGCCGATGCCACGCTCACGCGCTTCTTGCGTGGCCCGCATGATTTCGCTTTGCCGCTCGGCTGCTGCGCGTTCCATGCCTTCTTGGCGTAATTGTTCAGTGGATGCGAAAGGAATTGTTGTAACGTCGCCCATGTAAATACTCCCTTTAGGTTAAGATAACGCGGGGGTCTGACAATTTATCCGTGCGTGGGTCGGCCATTCTCATAGCCGCGCATCGCCACCATAGCGTGGCCCGCCGCATCGCAAATGTGCTCATGTCTGCCGCTTGGAAATTTCAACAAGTAGGCATCGACCGAGGCTACGTTCTTGCGGATGGCGTCGATTACATCTTCTTTGCTTGCGGTGCGCTGGCCGCACACGGCAAGTTTCACATCGATGGGCAATTGCGTGTAGACGCGCACGCGGGCCGCACGGCAGACCGCCCATAAGAGCCCAAAGCACATCGACGTGCGCCAGGCATATTTACTTTGCGAGACAAAGGGCGCGTAGGATTCGAGCCCCGCGACGTGTGGCTTGAGCCGCTCGACCACGGCAGCCACGCGATCTTGCATCTCGTTGAGCCTGCGCACGTCGTCTTCGCTGCGCCGCAAGTCTTTATGGTGTTGGGGTTTGGTTAGGATGGCGTCGCCGAAAATCATGGTGGGCTGCAAAACCGTACCCGATATGACCGCCACGCCTATGTGCTGAAAACCGCAATCAATGCCTATCGCTGTGCATGTCATGCACCGAACGCTAGCTTAGATTGTGGGTTCGTTGCCAGCAGTGCGCACCTTGGCGGGCTGCAGGTAATGCCATGTGCCATCTGGGTTGAGCACGATGGGCGCGCCCGGCATCACACCTTGCACCCGCCGGGTCTCTTGGTTGACCTCACGCCGCAAGGCCCCGAGCTCGGTGGGGCTGATTGCCGAGCCAAACACGGCCTGCAGCCCGCGTCGGATCTCAGCATTGTTGAGCTCGCCTCGGGCAATCATACGCCTGGCGTGCTCGATCTTCTCTTGGCGGTACTGTGTTTTCGGCATTGATAGGATAGCATCACAAGACGCAGGGGCGATGCAAGCCGATTATTGCGCCATCCGGCCCATCATTCGGCGCAACGTTGTGAACACAAGCGCGGGCCGATTGCTGATGGGCTTGCCGGTGTGCACTTGCAAAACGACCCACTCGCACGCCTTGCGAAAATCGAGCACGGTGGCGTCGAGTTTTAAGATGGCCCCCAGGTTGAACCCCGAGGCAGGCCCGAGCTCGCCATTGTACGATTCGAGCACAGTCTCGATGGCACCGATTGTGCATGGCGGACTGTTAGGCCGGACAGGCGGTATGTTGCGGGGGCGCATCTCGATGACGTTGGCAGGCTTCTCATCGCGCACGTGCATATCGGCCTCAGCCACACGTGGCACCCGGCCTTTGGAAGCGCGCCAGTCTTGGTCTTCGCGGGCGGCAGCTTCACTGGCCAGCAGGTTCAAGACTTGCCGCTCAAGCAGATTCGACGTGCGGTTGGCTTGAGTCATGGCCGCTTCGCTATCGAGACTTTGCCATGACGGGTGCAGGCCCACGATGTAGCGATAGGCTGCCCCGAAGCTGTTTGGAAAGTCCGGCGGGTACTTGGCTTTGACCACCGAGCTTGGCGTGATGTTCCGGTCTGTCATGGCGAAGCCTGATCAGCATCTTTTGACTTTGGTTTTGCCTTTGCCTTGGCTGCCTCCGCATCCGCCTTTTTGCGCCGTTCGACAATCGCTAGGCCCCAAGAAGCATATGATCCACCCTCAAGGTTTTGCTCTTCCTCAGACTTGTCTGAGCCCAAGGTTTTACTCAACGGTCTGGGCTGCGCCGGTCTGGCTGGTTTGATGGGCCGTGATGCAACTGCGCTGACCAAACTACCACCCTCAAGAGCACCCAAGTTGCCTGGCAACACCTTAGCGAGCACTGCACCGAACGATGACATCGAGGTTTTAGATCCATGTTGGGCGCTCGTTGAGGGTGCCGTCTGAAGATCCGGCTCCGCGCGCAGCGGGGAGCGAGGCCGTTGGGTTAAAACCTTGAGCCCAGACAAGTCTGGGGCCGGAAAAGGCTTGGGTAACTGCTGAGAGCCACCCCCTGAGATGTGCCGTAAAGTGGGCGTATCGGGCGGTTCTAGGATTTGGATGGGTAACTGGTTACCCACAGTGGGGACCAAAGCCGCCTCGCGCCGGGCCTTTCGGGCAGCCGCGCGCCGCAGATTTCGTTTCAAGTTGCGCCGCTCGCGCCTCACTCGGTCGAGCTCAAACCACTCTTCTTTGGTCCGGTTCGCCTTGGCGTAGTTGATGATTCGGTAGCCGTCATCGAGGCGCTCAAGCAAACCGGCCTCGACCATTCGCTTGCGCCAGTTGTACCGAGTCTTGCGATTCTTGACGCCAAACTCGATGAGCACCTTGTCGATCTCGTACACAAGCAAGATGCCGCTGGTGCGCATATCGACGCTGTACTGCCCGAGCGCCTTGTGCAGCCCGGATATGGCCAGCCGTGTGTTGCCGCGAACGTCGGGGAAGGCGATTATCTTCGCATCGTCAGCTTCGGTCGATCGGAACCCGTACCGCGAATCCTCGGGAAATACGGCAGGTTGTACGTTCTGAAAGAGTGGGGTTGCGAAAGCCGACATGTTTTTACACGATTCCGACACTTTTGTTGTTGCAAAAGCCGCTCGGCATCGCTAGTGGTTCGCTTGCGATACCGTGTTGTGCAAACTTTTGCTATCAACGGTGTCTGAGTGATGGCCCATTTTCTTCAGTAGGCGGCAAACCATAGAGAAGAATTTGGGCAGTGGAAGAAGATTGTCTGTGCTCATTCTGTGAGCGTTAAAGGGCAAAAGAGTCGCGTGGTATCTTAAAAATACTGTGCGATATGTAGGCAGGTGCATAGACTGTCGCGCCGTCTTGGGTCAAATAAAAACGTTCTATTTAGGGCGTCTAATTTCATCCGAGACGGCAAAATCGATCAAGTTATGCTGAGGGTGGGGGTGAGGGCATCCGGTCTGACCCCCCTGTTTGGGCCTTCAGCACCTCGCGAACCAGCGCCTCGATTTACCTAAACTCAGGTGGCGACGAAGCGAGGCGCTGGTAAGCATACCGCATCTACTGCACAATCTGGCAGATGAGCATTCGCCCAAACTCCCTTCGATTACCGAACCTGACCCCCATTGTGAGCCCGATTTCACCGGCCACACCCGATGAGCGTCGCGGCGAGCAAGATTATTTCAGCCGACCCGCTGCGATCGTCCCCATGATCACAATCGACCCCACACTTTTGAGCCCGAACACACTGCAGCGGGTGGCCCCAGCCGCTGCGCCATTGCCTGCAGTTGAGATCCCGGTAGCGGTGCCTCGGTTGTGGGGCCGCCGCATTCCGCTGCCCATTCGTGTGTCTTACGCGCTCGCAACCGTTGCGCTTATGGCCTTCGCAGGCGGGATGAGCACGCTTGGAATTGCCATCGCCAACCGCATCGCGCGTCAGAAGGCTGGCGAGACCGCTTGATACCATTTACGCTTGGGCCTCATTCCAACACAGGGGGCCATCATGGCTGACGAAACGACAAGCGGCGATTCGCTCAAGAAAGACTTTCAGGATCTCGGCAAAGACCTGGGCGAAGACGCCAAGAAAGATGGCATCGAGCTAGGCGAGAAGATGGGCCTCGACGCAGGCGAAGATCTAATCGAAGGCAAAAGTGCCGATGACCTCGCCAAAGACGAAGGCAAAGATGTGGAAGATGAGGCCGTCAAGCTGTTCACGGAGCTCAAGCCTGACCTCAAAGATATTGCCAACCACATTCCTGAGCCCGCTCTGGCGATGCTGACCGAAGGCGGTAACATGCTGCTGAAGGGTCTGAGCAAATATGGTGCCAAGGAATTGCAGGCCCTAGAAGCGAAAGTGGAAACGAGCGCAACTTTCATCGCCGTGCACAACAAACTCACTCAGGCCGTCGCGGGTCTTGAGGCTTTGTTCTTGAAAGACTAAGCTGGCGAGCGCGACTAAGGGGCGAGCCTTAGAAAGCAATCCTTTGGTCGCCCAGTAGCCTGTGCGTTGTTTTCGCGGATGTTGACGGCGCACAGGCTACAGCGGCTCACTTGCCCATTTTCGCAAGTTGCGCCTGCAGCGCCATCATCTCAGCCTGCACGCGCCCCAGTTGCTCAGCCAGCGTGGCAAATTGTGCGTTTACATCTTTGACCACCCGCAACTCAGCCTTGGGCTCAGGCCTTGGGCCATCATAGGCCGCAGTCAAAGCCGACTCGGACATGCGCGCCTTGTAGGCAGCCACGTCGGTGGCCTTGTACCACGCACGGTTGCGCCAAATAATGTGCGGCGGGACTTTGGCCGACTTGTTGGCGTGCTTGTCGAGGGTGCGAGTCGAGACACCCAGAGCCCTGGCGGTCTCATCGCGGGTTAAATAGCCTTCTCGGGCGGGATATTGGTCGAACTGTATGGCGTGCTGCATGTCATTCTCCTATCAGTCCTATAATCCTGCAAAACGACTGGGGCAATGGGCTAACAAACGGCCCACGCCCCAAATTCCCGTTATCTTCGCTTGGGCGGGAAATTTTGATGCACGGTCGGCACGATCGGAGCGTCAGGCGTTTGGTCGATGCGGGGCTGCTTTGCCACACCCTCGGCGTCGATATCGCCTTCTTGATGCTCAGGCACAACGTTGGGGGCAGACACACTGGCCAGGTAGGCATCGTTGCGAATGCCTATCATGAGGCCCTTGGCACGAAACGTTTGCTCATCGAGGCACGTCACGCCGCCGCCCAAGCTTGCCGCCAGCCCACTGACCACCTCGATTTTTGACTTGGCGTCGAGCATGGCTTGTTGCTTCCACTCGACCTTGTAGACAAGCGAGGCGATCATGCCGCTGCGCACCATGGTCACGCGAAAGCCGTTGGCGATGCGCCCTTCTACAGCCGCACGGCAGGCTTCGCTGCGATAGCGGATGTTTTCGAGCACGTCAGTGTCATCGAGCTCAAGCAGTTGGGCGTCATCAATGGATACCGTAATGTCGCGCACGGCCTCGAATTTAGCGTCGGCCTTGAACTGTTCCATCATATCGCCGCTGAGCTTAAACTCCTTGTTGCGCAGCTTGCGGGTTTCGCTGCCCCATGTGGCGCTGCGCTTAGGCACCCAGCCTGCGCCGAGCGACGCACGCGGGCCACACGCCACGCCGAACACCCCGCCATCCTTGTCGGCATAGAGCATCGAGCCTGGCTGCAAAAGCGTTGAGGGAGGCGTCAGCGGCATGTAGCCGTACAGATCCATCACGCCGCTGAGCGATGGGCATTGAGGCAGCGCAGTGAGGATTAAGGTCACGCACGCAAACAAGATGGGGCGCATCGCGCAGGCCTTCGCCCCACCATTTCGCGGAGCCTAGGAGTAAAATTTCCTGAACATACTTTCACACACTAACTTGTTTGCCATTATTTTCGCCACGGAAGACCTCGCTTAAATTTACGGGCTGGTATTCGCTAGGACAGATAGGCCAAGATGCCCGCCAAGGAGCTCCCCATGCACATATTGTTAGCGACAATTCTTGCCGCACCCATCCATCTCAATTCCAACCCCAACTACTGCTTAGGCACCGCGAGCAACGCCACAAGCCCAGGCACGGCTGTGCAACTGCACACATGCAACGGCGGTAAATCGCAAGATTGGTCTGTTGGCACAGCCGCCGCGTCTGCCGCTGCGCCATCATCGAACCCTGCGCCCGCGGCCTCAGCGCCGAGCACGCAGGCGGGTGTGGCGTCTTCGCTGGTAGACCCGAACACGCCAGCCAAGTCCGGGTACCATGCCGTGTTCAGCGATGAGTTCGATGGCGCGCAACTCGACCTCACTAAATGGAACCTTGCTTGTGATGGCTCGGGCGGCGGCAACAATGAACTGCAGTATTACTTGCCGTTCCCTGCCAACCATTTCTTGGGCAATAGCAACCTAACAATTCGCGTGGTCAAACAGTCGTTTTTAGGTCAGCAATACACCTCGGCGAAACTCAACACGCTTGGCTCTTTTGATTTCACGTATGGCTGGGTTGAGGCCCGCATCAAGGTGCCACGCGGGCAAGGCTTGTGGCCTGCATTCTGGACGCTGCCCAAAGACAATCTCTATGGTCAATGGCCCACATCGGGCGAGATCGACATTATGGAAATTCTAGGCGGCGCGCCCAACCAGTTGTATGGCACCGCGCACTTTGGTCCGGCGTGGCCTAATCAATTGCAACTTGGCGGTCAGCATGATCTTAGCGGAGTGGATTACAGCCAAGATTTCCACACGTTTGCAGTTGATTGGCAAACAGATCACATCGACTGGTATGTGGATGGAATTAAATATTTCACTGTAGCGAGCACGGATGGCAACTGGCAAACAGGCGCTCAAGGCGCAGCCCCGTCAACTGCTGCTGGCGGATGGCCTTTCAATTTGCCCAACTACGTTATCTTGAACATGGCGATGGGCGGTCAATGGCCGGGCGCACCCGACGCGAGCATCACGCAGGCTGATCTCGTTGTCGATTACGTGCGCGTGTATCAAAAGAATTAAATGAGATGGGGCGGCTCAGTCAGAAATGGTTGAGCCGCTTTACGGCCCCGGCGCGGGGTTGGCATATGTTTGATCTGCCCGCCGCATGTTGACGCCCACAACGAGCGAACCTGTATACAGATACATGTTGGGCTCGCTCACGAGCACGGCGTTGCCATCCGAAAACACCCAGCCCACTGTGTATGCCTTCCATGGGTTGATGCCCGAGAAGCTGGCATACATGTTCACATAGACAGTCTGGCCTACCACAAGCGCCAGCGCGCGCGTGTCTGTGGTATCTGCAATCGGCGGCGGACTTGTCGGCGTGCTAGTCGCCACACCACCGCTCGGTGTAGAAGCTGAGCCGCCCGATGTAGGGGTGCTAGTAGGACTGCTAGTGCTGGGAGTAGAAGAAGAGCCGCCAGTGGGGCTGCTGCTACTGCTAGAAGGAGTAACTGCGCCTGTGATTCCATCGGCCACGCCCCCAACAGGAGTTGTCACTGGGTTCAATACGTTAATCAGTGTTTGGAAGGTTGATGACACGTCGCGCTCCTTCTTGTTGCTCGATGAGTGCTGTTAATTGCTTCACACGTTTTGCAAGTGCGATGCATTTATCAACGTAGGCGCTAGCGTGGCTTGTGTACAGCGTTTCGTCTTCGGCAACGTTTGTTGTGCACCATTGCGAATCGCCTGCGCGCCGTGTGCGGTACGCGCCGTCACCTAGACTTTCGAGCTCCCAGAGTCTGCCATCGTCATCGACACTGAAGAGCATCTTCGGCCTTTTGCTTGAAACGTCGCCTGCGTTCTTCGATATCAATTACGTGCGCGTCGGGCAATGGCAGCGGGCCTGGCTGCTTGGCTGCCCAGCTTAGAATCTTATCAACCGCTTCGGCGCGTGTTTGCGCAGTCTCGGTGTGCTGCGTTGGCAAATGCTCAGCGACATAGCGAGCTCGCCCACCATGGCAATTCGCCACAAAACGAACGGTGTAGTTTTTATGCCAGAAATTGTCAGCGGGGTTGTGCCATTGCATAGGGCCAGCTTAGGGGGCGCGGCTTTGGCGGGCAAGTTTGCCGAAGGCCTTGGGGCGCGATTTTGCCCACGGGCGCATAGGAATACGTTTTGCAAAAATGCTCAGCGCGAAAATAGCTGTAGGGATTTAGGCAACTGAAAGTTCATGGACATTTTGAGGCCCAAAAGTGCTTTAAGGCGTGTCCTACATGTGGGTGCGTGTGTGTAGCCATGTAAGTATGTGTGCGTTATAGGGCGTTAGGGCGCGTAAAATCGCATACTTAGCTAATATCGCATGGCCCGCGCGCGGCTTGCCTGAGCTCAGCATCATGCCAGCCGTCTAGGTAGGCGCGCTCTAATCGCGTCGATAGGGCGTGCTCAGTAAGCGCCACTAACCCGGCGTGCGTGGCAAGCCAGGTCAAAAGGCGACGGTAGGTGGCTGCTATCATGGGCGCAACCCTAGCGCGGGCATGGGCCACGCGCTAGGGCCATCACGGGTAGCGTGGCCATATAATGCCCAAGCGACGCGCTAGGGCCACCGCGCTAGCACGGCACGCCGCACCCCATTCCGTACCGATGTAGGACATAGTGACCAAGTTAGTCAGTATGTCCGCCAACTGACTCGGGTTGACGGGTAATGGCGTGTTCGGTCCGGTCTCAAAAGGCGCGCCCGCCGCTGCTACCACATGATACGATCCGATGGCCCGCCAACTTGGCTTGACCAAGTGGCGCTGATAAGCAGCGATCACGCGCAACTCGAATTCCGCCGCGCTAGGCAATTCGCCATAGTCTAGGGCCACGCTAGGTGGCATGGCCGGGTAGGGTACGAGCTCAGTGTCAACGTCTATGGGTTGCATGGCTCAGCCTACCCGCGCGTTAGCTAAGCGGATCATATCTGCCCTTAGCATATCAACGTTCCACCCCTCAGCTTGCATCGCCATAAAAGTCTCAGCGTGTGCTTCATTAGGGTTGCGCTGATAACGTTGCCATAGGGCTGCTAGGTTGCTTCGCTTATCGCCATGGATCTTCGCAAGCGGAAACTCCGCGCGTGCCTGAGCCATGGCTTCGGTGCGGCTCGCAACGCGCATGTATAGCATCTGATCGCCATCGCTGCTAAACGCCGCATACAAGTATGATCCGCGCATATTGCCCCCCCAATAAGCGCCACCTTTATCGTACCCGCCTGAGTCAAGGTTTACGGCTTGCACATGCAACTTGCCATCGAAAGTAGGATCAGTATCATTACTCCTACCCATGGGCGCGCCATATGGGTTGCTTGCGTTGCTCAGTAGGTCGTCTAGACGCAAGCCGCGCGATGGCATGGCGATCTCAGTGACTTCTAACGCAAGCCAATATGCTACCCTTATGGCCGTGCTTTTAAGGCGGCGCTTGGCATACACGTTTAATCCGTGGCCATCGACAATGGCAATTTCACAATCAAAGTCCTGCTGTAATTGTAGAATGGTCGCGTTATCCAATTGCTTGGGCGCGTGATATATAGTGGCAAATCGCATAGTGTGCTTCCTTTAATGTGCGGCGCGATGTACGCCACACTATACCTTATCGGCGCGGGCAGACTTGGGTTGCTTTAATGCGCTGCTTGCGAGTCGAAACTAGGTATTGCGGGCTTACGCGGCTTGCATGATTTAGCGCCGCACGCATTTAATTGTCGAATTAAGCAACCCGATTCGGAGTCAGCCGATAAGATAAGTATGCCCGCTGCAATTCGCGCGGGGCATCACACTAGGTAGCATCATGAGCTCTACAACTTTTGATACATGCAATGAGTGCGGCGACAAGTTTGACGCGCAAGATCCAAGCTTGCCCATTACGCTAGACGGTAGCACGCGCTGCAACCGTTGCGATCTCGATTTTATTCTATGCGACCATTGCGGCGATGAGCACCACATAGACGAGATAACGGGATGGGATGGCGCTGCAATTTGCCAACGTTGCGATGAGTTGTATGGCGCAACTTGCGATACTTGCGGCCAGAGGATGCACGCCGATAGCGTCGAGTATTGTTGTAACCCGTCTAAACCCTCTAAACCATAATTCGACGCGCAACCGCGCAATTGTTAACCCGTTGGGGAATGCGCGGGTATGTCTGAGTGTAGTAACAGCATCACACCGCAACGGAGTACATTATGCAACTCGAATCCTTTTACATCATAGATGACCAAGTGACTGACTTGTTTTTTGACCTTAAGCCCGAGGGTATGCGCGGCGATGAGTTTCGCACGCACGCAATTGCTCAGGCTCTTATGGCAACGGGCAACGCGATGAAACTAACAGCGAAACTGTTTGCAGGTGTATTATGAGTTTCACCATTAACGGCAAAGTGTTCGGTAAGTACCAATACATCGAATACCACCTTGACGCTGATAACAGCGTAGACAATGCCTACTTGACTGACGTGTATTTGACGCTATCGCCGGACGCAACGGATCGCGATATTATCCGGGCGCTCAAACAAGCGGGCTTGCTTCGTGCGGGCTTGCATTACGATAAGTTTGCCATCGGTGGCGAGTTAGGTGGCACGCTGTATCCTTACCACGCCACGCATGGCCCGGTATGCGAGCTCAGGCGCGTTATAGACAATTGCACGCGTTGCCATGTGGAACGCTATTATGAGCATGATCTGTATGCGGATGAGAGCCTTTGCACCGATTGCGAGTCTGAGATCCATGATGAGCAATACGGTGCGGATGAACGTGAGGGTACGCCATGAGCACACCTAAGACTTACAAGTACATGATGCGCGCTGAGGCGCTTGCGGACGTGTACCGCGCAAGCCGCGTAATTCCGATATTTCCATGCGCCATTGAATGCCCTAGCAGCATGTGCACGGATGCTATTGTCAGCTTCGATAGCGAGTGGACGTTGCCCCGCCTATGCGCGGCCTTAGCATTCCTGCCGGATGGCCATGTGATGGCTGAGACCGTGGCGCTGACTGAGGACTACACGGGTGAACGCAAGTGAGCGCCATCAACTTGGCTGAGCTCAGCGGTCTGAGCCGCGCCCATGCTAGGGCCATGGATGGCCGCTTGCGTGCGGCGTTGCGTGGCGCGCTGCTATCAATGGTAGGCGCGCCACGCGGCCTGAGCACGCCCACACGCGATAATCGATTTAGGGGCTTGACGGGTTTTGCGCGGGCCACGCTAAGTAGTAAGCCCTTGACGGGTTAGGGTTGCGAGCCGTGGCGAGCAAGTCTAGCCCGGCATGGGCGCTAGGGCGCGGACCGTTAGGCGCGACGGATGGCAGGTAGGGCTGAGCTCGCCTCAGCCGCCTGAGCTAGGCTAGGCCAAGCCTCGGGCGCACGGCGCACACTGATATAGGTGGCGTTTAGATGCAAGTGAGGGCGCGACTCGGGTACAAGTGGCGCGAATCGAGGGAGGCACTAACCCGTAGGCGGGTAAAGTGGCTAGTCACTAACCCGTAGGGGGCCAAGGGACGCAGCAAGGCCCGAGCGCGCACACGAATTCCCCCTCAGCCGAGCCCGTCCAAGAGGTTAGTAGCAAGCCTAAATACCTCATAAAAAAACCACCTAGCCCCGCCCAAATACCCACAAAAAAAACCAAATACCGCGAAAACCGCTAACCAACTGCGAAAACCGCTCACTCAACCCTCCGTTCTGCGAAAACCCGTAACTGACCCCCTGGCTTGGCACCGCCGCTCACGTACCACCCTCAAGCCTTTGACTTTGACTTTGCGCCCAGGCCCAAAAGGCCGTTGGGGCGCGCTCAAGGCACTTACCTCCCCAAAATCGCGTGACTCCCTGGCGCGACTCGCAATCGCTAGCCTTTGGTGATAGCTGCGCGCTCTTTGCGAGCAACCTTTCTGCCCGCCGCGCCGATAATCAAACCAAGGAGCACACTAATGAGCCTACATGACCTCGACCCATGCGGCATCGAACTAACCCGCTTGCCACGCGGCAAGTTTCGCCTGGCGGCGCTCGAACGCTGGCATGACGGGCAAGGCGAAGAGTCCTACATCGACCTAACCCCCAACCAAGCCAAGGCCCTAGCGCGCATGTTGCTGGGCCAAACCAAAGTCAAAACGCTCATTGTCGCGCCCTGGTTCGACGGGCCCATGTGCGCGCAAAGCGAGTTTGGCGAGCTCACGCCTGCGCCCGATGACGGCGAGTAGGCGCTAGCGGTTGCGCTTGCATGACACGCGCCCTTGGCAGCATGCTAGGACGGCAGGCTGGCAACGGAGAAGATACCTGTAAGCCCAAAAGCCTACCTGGCCGGGCCCGCCTGCGCTAACATAGCCGCGTCGGGTATGCGGGCATTGCCCGGAGCGGTGTCAGCCAAGCCATACTGACAAGAGATTCTCTGGCCGTTTTATAGCTTAGCGTCGAGCATTACGACGGCCCGACACTTGGGAGTTTAGCTCAAAAGCAGAGCACTGGGCCGTTAACCCAGGGACCGGGGCGCGATACCTCGATCTCCCGCCACACCTACCTTGCGCCCCCCACTAGTCTACTGATAGCACAGCACACACCTAACATCCGGGGAGTGACGTGTGCGGACCAATCAAACGATTCTCGACTCGACCACGCTGACCATCGAGCTCGACGGCGACAACTTAGTGCTATGCGTGCGCGGGAAAGGGGCTGACCGCAGCCGCTGCGTGTCCTTGCCCAGCCAAAAAGCCCGCATGGCTCTCGCCTATGCCCAAAGTGTGCTCGACCAAGGCGCGGCAGAGCCCAGCCCGACGCCCGGCGCAAGCGAGCCCTCCGCCCCAACCCGCGTCTCTCACGTTGAGATGGGCTGCGAAAGCGGCGTCTTTGAAGCGCGCTGGCCCGACCCTAGCGACCAAACCTTATTGCGCTCGATAAAGGCCCCCATCTCTGAGATAGAGGGCCTGATAGACGCCGCACGCGAGGCCATCCGGGCCGACCGCAAAGAGCAAAATTAAATGCTGAGCCGCCGACAAGCGAACAGACAGATAGCCGAACGCTTTGGAAGCCAAAGGAGCTAAATGATGGATGGCAAAAGTGTGGTACGCAACATCGAAAGACTAGTTGGCGACATAGCCTATGACCTCGACAAAGTGCGCAAAGACTACGATGACATACGCAAGGCGCAGATCGGCCTTTCGCACGTGGTCGCTGAGGCTAGTGAACTCGCCGCGAAGCACACTGTAACGATCGGGCTGCAGGCCGAGGTAATGGCCGACGTGCGCAAGCGCATCGCTGCTTTAGAATTGCGGGCGCTCGGCGAGCCAACCCCGCCCGAGCAAGACGACGCGTTCGTTACGATGAAACTGTCTTTAGATGAGCTCAAGACGATCTTGGGATGGCGGTGTGGGGCGTATGGGCTTGAGCCTGCCAGCGAATCGAGCTCAGCACTCACTGAGCGTTTGCAAAACGCCATTGCAGTTTTGAGGATATCCTAAAATGAGCGACCAAGAACGGCCCCCCGAGTTTATAACCAACCAAGATATAATCCGCAGCTTTGAAGCGACCAAGGACATGTACAACAGCATCATGCTGCAGCTTGGCGTGCTCAAAGGACATGTCGAATCGCAAGCAGCGAGTACGTCGGCGTCTATCCTGTTTATCACGCAGCGGCTCAGGGCCTTAGAGAAGACCAAAGGCGAGCACTCAGGGCTTTCTGACGAGATGCTCGAACAGAAATTTGAGTCGATGACCTCGCTTGAGCTCTCGAACTACATGACAGACCTGCACAATGAGCTCGACCAAGCCGATGCACTCTACAGCCGCGCCCTCGACCGCATGCACCTTGCCATCGCCATAAAAACGCGCAAGGGAGCCGAACCTAAATGAGCGCGTGGCCTAGCGTAACAGACACCGTGTTTGCGGTTTTTTTGTTCGCGTCAGTTTGCTATCTGCAACGCCTGTGCAAACTAGGTAACGACCAATGAGATGGCGCGACAACTCCGATGGGCGGCTTGTGGCGTTGTCGTTGCGTGATGCAAGTGGCGAAGGTGGCCCATGAGCGAAGAGCACATCGTCTTCCACATCTATCAGTGCTTCCCGTGCGTGCAAACGCTGTTCGCTCAAAAGCGTGGCCGCTATAAGTGCTCGCAATGCGGCGGGCGCACCATCTACACAGGCATGGCCAGCGCGCCCCCAGGTGAGCACCCATCATTGACACCCCGCACATAGCGCGCCACGCTCAACCGATGAGTGACTGGGTTTCAACTATTGCACGCGTTAACTGGCTGGCTGGGCAACTGGCAAGCTTTCCAAACACCGAACGCGCGCTCAGTGCCACACAGCTTCTGGCAGACCACCTCGACCGCGAGCTCAAGCGCCATATCGATGAGTCGATAGCCGTGCTTATGACACCGATGCCCGCCCGCCCGGCCCGGCCAGCCCGCCCACGCCGCGCCGCAACTACCGCGCCACCACCGAGCACACGCCCGCCGACAATCGGGGCGCTGCTATTCCCGCCATCTGAGGCCGGGCAGTTCGATCTGCCGAGCCTGTTTGAACTACCCGACGCTGAAAGCGAATGATAGGACGCCCACAATGAAGATGACCTATCAAGCCCAACTGCAGGCGCTCCTTTGGTTGCAACAAGAGCTCCCCCAAGGCCTCACGTCGCGCGAGATGCGCCTTGTGCTCGCACGCCACATTGAGCGGTTGCACAAGTCGCTCGATGGGGTCGAGCGGGCCGAGCGTGTTGAGAACGGTTCTCAAGATGGCACTGAAGGGGCAAGTCATGGCTGACGAAGCACTAGAAGACAAACTCGCCGCGCAGATGGAACCCATCATCGAGCGGTTCGCCAAAGACATGATTGGTCATATTGAACAGAGCGGCCACGATAGCGTCACGGCAATCGGGCGTGTGCAAATGCCGAATGGGCGCTATCTCGCTTGGAACATTGACCTGGGTTACGAGGTCGATGACGACGCCGAAGATGACGATAACTGCGATAGCGGCACAAGCGATGACGAAGAAGACGTGGCCCTAGTCGCCGCGCACCCAAAGAAATTGCGCCGCGACCTTAATTAGCCTGGGCAGCAGCCCGCCGTGCTTTGAAACGTGCAAGCCTGGCCGTTCGGCATGGGCGACACTGCCGCTGGCCCGTTTTCGGCGCGATGTAGGTCGTTTCTTCGTTCCACACATGGCCGTTGCCGCAGATTTTCGCGAGCGGGCGGCGTGCGCGGTGCAAGTCTGTCAGCCCAAGCGCCGCACGCTCTTGGCATTTCTTCTGATAATACTTGGCATAGCTGCGCCTTAAACATACCCTGCAGCGCCATTTCAGCGGACCCGGCGTCTTCGGAATATACACGATGTCGTCATGCAGCACGTGCCCGGATCGACAGGTTCGAGGGTACACGCGCGCCACATCTGGTTGGGTTGTCATGGCAACAAACCGTACAACAAACCTCAACGTCGGCCTAGAGCCGCATTTCAGCGTGCGCGAATGAAAACTACTATCAATATGCAGCCATTATTTGACCTGCTGCCCCATCAATGTACAGATGACGGGCTATGGATGATCCAAGACGCAGTGCAAAACGCACGTCCGCAAGCGGTACAACCACGCAAATATCCTTATCGCCCGCGTGGGGATTTACGCAAAAAACAGATGGGATGTGGATCGCCACACTCAGCGGCGGCACGCGAACCTTCCAACTCCACCTATACCCCGCCGAGTTCGACGCATTGTTGCGAGCCGCAGGCTATGAGACGTGGCGGCGTGACGTGTCCGGCGAGCGCGAAGACCCTAAGACATGCTAGGGCAGATCTTAGAAATAGCCTTCGCGGTGGCGCTCATTATGACGTTCACCGTGCTCATCACGCACATGGCGCTGTCGTTGACCCCATAAAGCGTGTCGCAAGTTTTACGCGCCTTCCAAATATAGGTTATGCTTTCAACATGGCACACCCAGGATCCATGCAAGAGCGCGAATTTAAGGTTCCAAAGCTATGCCAGTGCCAAGAGTGCACGCAGCAGCGCGAGGCCCCGCCAGTGACGGATGAGATGCGCGCGCAGTGGGCCGCGATGGGTTTGCAATTAACCAAAACGCCAGTCAAAACACGTCGCCAAGATTATCAAGGTGCAATGCCGGATAGGCGATATGGCAGCTAAAACGCCCACCGCAGGCGAAGAGCCATTTCTTTCGGCGCGCATCGCATCGCACCGCAACATGTTGTGGAAGCCGCCCGAGTCTGTCGCGGAATCATTGCAAAAGCAGGCTCCTAAAAAGCCCAAAGCCAAGAGCAAAGAAGCCGTCGAGATTGTGCACACCGTCGAGGTTGAGAAGAACGTCGCGGGTCTTTTGAGCGAGCAAATTCGCCGAGGGGGCAAAGATGAACATGGTAATGATAGAAGCTTTGCTGACCTACTTAGCGACATGTACGACATTGGGGGCGATCTTGTGGCTGATCTCAAAGCCCGCGCCGACCCAACCGCAATCAAAGAACGGGCCGAAGCCTTTAAGTCAGTCGCCAGGGCATTGCCCATGCTGCAGGCCGCCGAGCGCAATGCCCGAGGCCTAGCGGGCGACAAGAAGGCCGAAGACATGACGCAAGCAGAGCTCAAGCAGTACGCGCTTAAAATCATGCAACTTGAACAAGCGGACAAGGACGACGGCAAATGAGCATGTTTCGCGTATGGCTCGCCCACCGCATGTTGGCAGTTAGCAGCGCATTTTTGCGCGCGGCAAATTACATCGCGCCCAAGCCGCACATAGACACCGAACCATACGATGCGTTTGCCGCTGATTGCGAAGAGCACGGCGAAGCATACGAGACGCCTTTGCACATGATGCGCTTTCGCCGCGAGAAGGGCGGGGTTGTATCTTTGCGCCCGATGGATTGCGATACGGATGGCAGCGAGTGAGACGACTAAACGGCGAGTATTCGACGGCGATTAGCAATCAAGACCGCCGCAACGTCTCTCAAGATGCCTACCACGCCAAAGAACGTGAGACGCGCGCGTTTATTAGCGAGCTCGCTGAGAAGCCGCGCAAAGAAGCCCCGCTTATGGTCACGGTGCGGCAGATGCGCCCCGGCGATATCAACTACATCATCGATTCTTGGGTTTCGAGCTATCGCCATTCGCCGGACATGCAGGGTGTAGACGAGCGGGTTTATAAAATTGAAATGCGCAACCGGATATACCGGGAAATATCGCGCAATAAAACTTTCGTTGCCGTCAACCCAGAAGACGAACAGCACATCTATGGTTGGATTTGTTTTAAGCCACCGCGTCAGTTCGGCCACCTCCCAGTTGTATCTTACGTTTATGTTAAGCGTGATTTCTGGCTGCGTGGTATCGGCGCGAATCTTGTTGACCTCGCGCGCGCCAGCGGCTCTGACCCTGACGGCCCGGTATGGTGTTTTGATTGGACACTATCTATGCGAAAATTTGCCGACAAGGTTGGCATGATGCGCAACCCATTTCTGCGTGAAGCCCCACAAGGCGCGCAAGAGGTCAGCCATGCCGATATCATCTAAGTCCCTTCGTTTGCAGTCTGTTAACTTATCCGGCTCGGTGCAGATGTTTGGCATCACAACGCAGCGGTTTGTTGACGGCTACAATGGGCTGACCATCGAGCTCAACCCAGCGAGCGGCGTCGTTTTTATCAAAATGGCAGGAAGCTGCTATGCGCTGGCCCCCGGAACATGGTCGGCGGCTGAGGTGTACGATGAGCCGCAAGTTGTCGCGGTATCGAGCGCAACGCCAGTTGCCGAGCCTGAGTTTGAGCGCGTCGAGCACAACTCTGAGCGCATACCCGTCTCGGCCATCCGCAAACGGCAGACCAAGAAGATGGAAGACAGGATTACCGAGTGACTGAGATCGACGTTTCCAAACTGTCAGCAGTCGAGAAGCGTCAGATCTTAAAAGAGTTCGCCTCACGCGAGAAGAGCAAGCATCTCAACAAAAGCGTGCTCGAACCCACGCAACGCGAGTTGCAACTGGCCGAGCTCTTAGAAGACTCGCTCTTCCCCAAGCAAAAGGCGTTCTTTACATCGCAGGCGCGCAGGCGTGTCGGCTTCTGTACGCGCCGGGCCGGTAAATGTTTGGCAGAGGGGACTCTTGTGGCCACCCCGAGCGGACCTCGGCCTATCGAGAGTTTAGCGCCCGGCGACGCTATTTATGGTTGGAATAGCGATGACACTGTATCGGTTGCACATGTGGTACAGATGCACGACCAGGGCATCAAAGATGTGGTGGACTTGCGCTCGAATAGCACAACCGTCGCCACATGCACCCCAGATCACGTCTGGCTGACGTGCCACGTCCGGTATCCCGACTGGCGCAAACAGCGGGCCGTCAAAGACTTTTATCAGGGCTGCAAAATCGTCCGGAAAGAGGTTCGCTCAGCTTTGGGGCAAGTGCATGAGCCTCATGCTTATGCCCTCGGTGCCTTACTCGGTGACGGCTGTGGCAAGGGCTCGGGTCTGCAAATATCGAGCGAAGACCATCTTATCCCTGACCGTGTGGCCGAAGATTTAGGCACGCATGCGGCCAAAGCGACGGGCGAAAATCATACTTGGCTCATAAAAACGAGCTACCCGCGAACCGCAGCGCAACTGTGCCACCACTATGGCGAGTGGTGCCGAGGTAGGCTCGCGCATGAGAAACTGTGCGACCTCGATATTATTAAAACTTGGGACCGCGAGAGCGGCTTGGCCTTTCTCGCTGGCCTGCTCGACACCGATGGCAGTGTTGGGGCCGCGTGTGGCAAGCGCCTGTCTATCCGCATCGCCATGCAGGCCAAAGAGGTCATAGACGCGGTTGACTACCTGCTTGCGGCTCTATTTATGGTTACGCCCCGGCGGGGCGTCGATAAGCGGAAGCGGTATAAAAACGGCGCAGTGCACCAGGTGGCCATAACAAATAGCACCGAGGCAGCGCGCATCCTCAAGGCGCTAGACCCGTATATCGTCACCCCCCGCAAAAAATATCGGGCAGAGTATGAGGCTCTGGCGCATATCAACGCTGCTTATACGGGCGTCAGCGTGCGTCATGCGGGCCAAAAACGGTGCTTTGACATCACCGTGGATAACGAGACGAACCTGTATCTACTCGCCAACGGGCTTATCACCCATAACACCATCGGCGCAGCCAAGAAATTTCTGATTAACATGCTGCGCAACCCCACGCACAGTTGCTTGTACTTGGCGCAGACCGCGAAAGCCGCACGGCTGTACATGTGGAAGGAGCTCAAGCGCCTGCAGATAGAGCATGGGCTGCCGTTTCGTTTCAACGAGACGAACCTTTGGATGGAACACGAGCGCGGCGGCGGCAGGCTTGTGCTCGCGGGCGCAGACAAGGCCGATGAGATAGAAAAATTTCGCGGCCCAAATTGGATGCTCGCTGTGCTCGATGAGGCAGCCAGCTTCGGCGCGCACATCGAAAACCTCATCATGGAAGTCATCGGCCCCGCGCTGCGCGACCATGGCGGCCATCTGATTATGATAGGAACCGCAGGCAAGCACAAAGCGGGCGTGTTTTACGAGGCAGCCCACGGCTTGCGCAAACGCAAAAGCACTGGCGAGCCGTTGTGGGAATTGCACAAGTGGTCTTTGGTCGATAACCCCTACCTAGACAAAGACGCTCGCGACCTCGACCTCATCATGGATGAAGAAGGCTTTAGCGGCCCCGAAGACCCCCGTTTCAAACGCGAATACTTGGGCATCTGGGATATAGGCGACGGCGAGCGCATGTTCGCCTATGAGCCCGGCAAAAACGATTTCGACGGCGAGCTCCCTGGGCGGCATGACTGGCGCTACTGGGCAGGGGTGGATTTCGGTTGGAATGATGACAGCGCCATCTGCGTTGTGGCGTGGGCTCCTACTAGCCGCAAGGTGTACGTGGTCGAGACCTGGGCAGCCCCGCGTCAATACGCCGATGATATCGCCAGCCGGTTGATGGAATTAAAGAGCCGCTTTGGCATCACGCGCATCGTGGGCGATTGTGGCGGCTACGGCAAAGGCGTCGCCATGCAGATACAACGCGATTACGGCATCTACATCGCCCAGGCCCGCAAGACTGACAAGTTGTCTTTCGTTGAGTTCGTCAACAGTGCGTTTTTGCGCGGCGACATACAGATCAAGCGCGGCGACAAGCTGGGCAAGCAATTGTCTGAGGTGTCATGGAACCAAACGCGAACCAATGCGGGCAACCATGAGCGTGACGATTTAGTGTTCAGCATGGTTTACGTATGGCGCGCGGTCAAAGACGCAGGCGCAGGGCGCAAAGAGCTAGAGCAAAAACCCACAGAGACCCCGGCAGTTCGCCGAGAAATGCAGGATAAACTTGAAACAATCAAAAATTCCAAACCGGGCCGTTTCAAAGAAGAAGAAGACAAGCCCTGGTACATCAAAATCGGCAGCCCCATCGCAGTTGCGGGAACTAATCATAACCGCCGCACAGCATGGCGTGACATGCTTAAGAATGGGTGACGTTGAGGTACATTTCGACCTGCAGGCAGACAACAAGTCACTCAGGTCTTTCCATCGCGAAGCCATGCAGCAGGCTGTCCGTGATTTCGCAGCCGAGAATCTAGACCCATCGACGTTTCAGAAGCCTGAAAGTCTCCCTGAAGACGATGACACCGAGGATGCGCAAGAGTTGCGTGCTATGGTTAAATCCCATGATTATTGGCAGCGCAAACCCAGCGCAGCGCAGGCAAACCCATTCGAGGATAGTTAACCATGCAGGCAATCGGCCCATCCCGCACCCGTTCGCAGAATATGTCGGCCCCCGCCCGACTTTCGCAAAAGGGCCAGTTGCCTGACGTTCAAAACAGCGCATGGATTTCGCTAGACAAGCCAGCCAAGGCGCTTGTGCAGACAGTCAAAAACATTGCCCAAGACCAGGGCATGCGTCTGTACGACAACAATATGTTTATGAGCATCTATGCCAACCGCGACTTTATGAGCGGCTACCATCAATCGTTGTCATCAAATGCTGTGCCTGAGTTTACGCCCCGGATGAGCGACAATCAGATCCGGCTGCATACAGACACGCTGGCGGGCAAGTTGATACAAGGCAACAGCCGCATCAACATGATGACCTCGATGGGCGACTGGGATATTTGGAACCGAGCGCGCAAGATAGAACAAGCCCTTGAGGGGGAATGGGCGCGTATGCGGTTGTACCGCGAGGCCCAGAAGGTCGCCGTCGATGGCCTAGTAACAGGCACCGGCTGGCTCAAGCTTCACGTATCTGACGATGGCAGCATGATAGACTGCTGCCGCGTCTTTCCGAACGAGGTGTTCGTTGACCACATGGAAGCCGCCTTCGGCCCACCGCGAAAACTCTATCAAATGCGATACGTCGCTAAAGACACACTGGCGGCGTTGTACCCCGACAAGATGGATATTATCGCCACCGCAGCCGCTGCAAACACCCCGCGCTATAGCTGGACGCTCTATCAAAGCGGCATGGTTGAGGTTGTCGAAGCCTGGGCGCTCCCTGTAGGCGATAGGCCTGGGCGGCATTGCATTGCGCTCGCCAACGGCTGCTTGGTTGACGAAGACTGGGATCAACCCTTCTTCCCGCTTATCGCTTTCAAGCCGTGCGATTCGCCATTCGGCTGGTATGGGCAAGGCTACGCTGAGCAATGCATGGGCGCGCAGCTAGACCTCAACAAGACGCTCATGGTCATGCAAATGAGCGCGCACTTGGGCATTGCGCCATACTGGCTCATCCAAGAAGGCGCAAACATTAGTGCCAAGCACTTAGACAACATCCCCGGCCACATCATCGAATCGAGCGGCGCGGACCCCAAGTGGATGACGAACGCCCCATTCCATCAAGCAGCGCCCATCTACTGTCAGATGCTGCGCCAGATGATAGGCGACTATTACGGCGCGAACAGTCTTGAGACGGGTGGCCAGTTGCCGGTCAACCGCCTCGATAGCAAAAAGGCCTTGCGCGCTTACGAGGACATTAGCGCCACGCGCATCACAACGCTCGTTGAGCGATGGTCTACAGATTTCTTCGTTGACGTGTGCGAGCGGACCATCATGCTGGCGGGCCAGATTGCCAAAGCCAAAGGGGGCTACCCGGTCCTTGTAAACAAGGATTTCAAAAAGGCCATACAGCTTGATTGGAAAGACCTCGATATCAAGCGCAACGCCTATTTGATACGACCTGCCCCCGCAAACTTTCTTAGCAGTCAGCCTAGTGGTAAATTGCAGGACATACAGGACTTGATGGGCGCAGGGCTCATCAACCAGATGCAAGGGCAGCGCCTCATGCAAGGCCCGCCGGATATCGCGGCAGCCTTGGCTGAGAGCACGGCACCCGAAGATGACCTCGATGCGCTCATCGAAGAAATTGTCGAGAAGGGCGAATACCGGCCCCCCATCACGCTGCAGGATCTGCCGCGTGGCATCAAACGGCTGTCTGACGCCCGCATGCAATACCGCACCCTCGGACTGGCGGATAAGCGGCTTGCCCTATTCGACCGATGGATTGCAGCGGCAACGAATCTCTTAAAAACAATGGCCCCGCCCCCGCCGACCCCCGGCGCGGGCATGACTCCCCCCCCAGCTTTAGGAAGCGCACCGCCAAATGGAATCCCAGCCCAACCTGCCCCCCAAGTCTCAGCCCCAACGCCCATCGGCCCCTGAGCCTGAGAGCGCAGGCGGCGGCGAGACCAAGCCTGATATGTCGGCATCGAATGAAGCGCGCAAGCGGCAGCGTTTCGGCTCGGAAGCCATGCGTGCGCGCAAGGCAGCAGCGGCGGACAGGCTGCGCGAAGACAGGGGGATGACGCAGCCCGAGGCCGAATCACCGAAAGCCGCAGAGACCCCCGCGCCCGCCGAGACGCCTGCGCCGAAGCCAAGCGAACCACCGGCGCAAGACGCGTCGGCTGCTGCGATGACAAAGCAGTTGGAAGACAAACAGCGCGAGCTCCAGGCAGCCGAGAGCCGCGTCAAAGATGCTCACACTGCCGTCGAGAAGCGTGCTGCCGAGGCTGAGGCAAGAGAGGCCGCCGCTCAGAAGAAACTCAAAGAGTTGGAATTTGCCACCGCTCATCCGTTAGAAATGATGGAAAAGATGGGGATGAGCGAGAGCGAATTCCGCGCGTTCCTAGCGGCGGGCGGCAAGTTTACCGCCGAGCAATTGCGCCTGCGCACAGCCGAGAAGAGTGTTCGCGACCTAGAAGCGCGCATCAATGAGATGGCTGAGCAAACCAAGTCAGAGCGCACAGCGATGCTTGAGCAAATGGAAGCGGCCCGCTTTGAAGGCAAGCTATCTAATTACACGCTGGTGCCATTGATGGGCGGCATCGATGCGGTCAAGTCACGCGCAGCTTTGCTATCAAAGCAGCTTAACCAGAAGGTATCCTATGAGATGGCCGCAGATTCGCTAGAGAAGGAATTTGAGAGCGGCGTAGGTAACTTGCTTAAAAGCGACGCTGTGCGTAAAAAGTTCCTATTAGACAATGCCAACGTTGAGAAGCCGAAAGCGGACCAAGCCAAAAACACTCCGCGCACGTTGAACAGTCAGATGGCGTCTTCCACTCCGCCGGGCGAGCGAAAACCGCACCCCACGGACATGGCAGCACGCAAACGATTGCTCACACAAAAACTTAAGGCGGGGCTGCTGTGATCTAAAATCCGGCCCCCGCGCGGAGTCGGCTTATGGCAACAGCAGGTATTGCGAACGTCCCCGGTCTATTTCAGGAGCTATATCCGGAAGAGGTAATTCCGTGGCTCATCCCAGAAAACCTCCCTTTCTTGCATCTTATCCGCAAGGAAGGTGGGGTATCGGGCCAGATTGTAGACCACCCGATGCTGTACGGCACTGGGCAGGGCTACAGCACTGACTTTAACCGTGCTGCAGCGCAAGCAGGCGGCGCGCCGTTGATGGCGAATGCTGCCATCCGCATGTCTCAAGCATATCAGTTCTTAGAGCTCTTCGATAAAGATCAGATGCTCTCTCAAGGCCCGGCGGCTTACGCTGACTTGTTCGAGACTATTTGCACAGGCGCAATCAAGAACGTCTTTAAGAACCTCGACCTCGATGCGCACATCGCAGGTAACGGATGGCGCGGTACGGTCAATGCAGTTGCGGGGCAAGTGTCGCCTTACAACTCTAAGATCACACTCGCTGCCAACCAGGTTTCGGTTTACAAGGCATACGCCCCAGAAGCTGTCTTTGAGCTCAACCAATACATCCAAGCGGCAACTTACAATGGTTACCCCGTGTCGGGCTCTATCTTCCCGCCCGCAGATGGTCGCGCCGCAACCAATCTGAGCAACGATGTGCAGATTGTTGCCATCGACCCCATCAACTACATTCTTACTCTGTCCGACGCGTCGGCCTTTACGGTCAACTCCTTCATCGTCAACGCTGGCGGGGCCACCGGATTTAGTTCGGGTAACCTCAATGGCGGCATCATCGGCATGGATGCTTGGAACCCCTATGGCGGCGTGACAAACACTGACTCCTTTTGCAGCGTGAGCCGCTACGCGTTCGGAACGCGTCTCGCGGGATACTATTTAGATGGCAGCGCAAATAGTATCGAAGGAGCTATCAAGTTATTGAGCTCGCGGATGAGCCAGGGCGGCGCGGCATCGAGCACCGTGGGTCTAATCAACCCGGCTGATTTCGACCAGCTAGATAGCAAGATGACCTCCTTCTCTCGCTATAGCTCTTATGACACCGCAACGTTTGGCTTCAATTCCATCATCATCAACGGCGCTGCTGGCCGACTCGACATGATCTGCGATCCGCATCAACCGCAAGGTTACGCGCGCATCATCGACCCGAGCACTTGGGTCATGCGTCATGCGGGCGGCTTGCCACACATCGTTGATATCCAAGGCCGCACCGTTGAACAGGGTCTCAACTTTGACGGGCGCACTGCACGTATCCGCGCATACCCGCAGATATTCTGTGAGCAACCGCACAAGCAGGGTATCGTCAAACTGCCGCAAACCGTGTCGATGTAATTAATTTCGTGTAGCGGCTGGGTGCAATTCCCATAAGGCAAAGCCAGGGTTTTTTCGACATTTTCCCTGGCTCAACCCGCACACTTTTACTTTTGAGGTTTACATGGCACTTGGCAGAATGAACCCAACCTATGCGCAGAGCCCGGTTATGATGACCGCTACAGGCTATGCGCAATTTCCCGTTGCCCCGAGCGGAACAAACTACGTTGTTCCAACGCAGAAGGCAGTTACAACAACTGGCGCAAATGGCGCGACCATCGGGCAATCGCAGACATGTGGCCCCGATAGCCGCGTGCCTGTGGTCGTCAACCCAACCAGTGCATACGCCTCGACGGTTGCCGCTGGCGGTTCGACAAATACAATTATGTTGGATCTCCGCGCATTCCCGGCGGATATCATAAACGTTGACGCGACGTTTTCGACCGCTAACTCCGTCCCCGGCAGCATCGCAGGCAACGCCATCGGCTCGTTTTACGTGGTCGGCATCGACAACGTAAACAAGTTTGTTTATTTTAACGCGTTTGCCTTGTCCGGGGCGGTGCTCAATTTTGGCGCAGGCATGGGCATACAGTGGTCTGTCACTTTCAGAGATATCAACGCGATTTAAGCAAGGAGTCTTTGAGTCATGGCAAACGCTGCGTGCATTAACGACCTGGTTTTGAAAGTTCGCCAACGTGCGGACCAGATAAACAGTACGACATACGATGACGCAACGGAGCTCAAGCCATGGCTCAGAGATTCGCTCAGCCAGCTTTACGAGATTCTCGTTAGCCGTTGGCAGGATTATTACACCGTCGCCAGGCCCATAAGCCTTATCGCAGGCCAGCTTGCCTACAGCTTGCCTGCAGACTTTCGCGCCCTTGATTCGGTGTGGATGCTATACAATGCAGGCCAGGCGCGCACGCAGTTAGAACAATTCGAGCAAGACGAGCTCGACCAATTGTGCATGCCAAAGTCGTTCTCAAGCTTTGCCAACGCGCCATGCAAATACCGCGTCATCCGCAACCTGCTATACATCCTGCCCGCCTATGGCATCGATGTGCGCAATGCCATCGAGATTTTTTACGTGCCTCAATATCAAAAGCCGTTGCTCGATTACACATCGCTCGATGACGTGCTGCCCAACGGTTGGGATGAGTGGATTGTGCTCGACATGCTAGAGAAGATGGCAGTCAAAACACGCCTCATCGATGTTGCCTCGGTGGGCAATTCTAAAAGCCAAATGCAAACAAGGCTGCTGGCTGCCGCCAGCATTCGCACAGGCACAGCCCCACGCATGCGCGACGCCACACGGCCCAAGACCATATGGGGCGGGCCTTCTTCGCCAAGCGGGCCTGCTTATTGGTCGGCTGCTTAATGGCAAAAAACATCCCGAAGGTTTTATCGACGTTCGTTAGCAGCGATTCGGACACCGCGCGGATGTATTCCAACCTGCAGGCTGCTGTACAGCCGTTGCTCGATTTCAACGCCAAATGGTTCAGCGTCAAAGGCTCAGTGCTTAACGTCACCGGCGCGCTGCAGTCTTTGGGCGCAGCCGTGCTTACAAGCTTCCGCGCTGTTCCCGATGGCACGCTGCTTGCGCCAGGCCTGGCGTTTTTAAGCAACGGTACAATCGGCATCGAGCGGCAAGGCGCAGGCAACAGCGAGCAATTAAATTTTCGCTTTAATGGCGTCACTTTTCTAAGCATCACTAAGGGCGGATATATATGGACCTCGTTTAGCAGCACGTCGGCCATATCGTTTAATAACGCGCTCGGCAATTTGATTGGTTCGATTAGCAACGCAGGCGTGCTTAACTTTCCGAGTTACATTTCGGGAAGCGGGTTCAAGGGGCCTGTGTACGCGGGGTCATTAACCAATGTTACGCTCAACGGAAGCGGCGGGTCGCCTACCGTATTTCTTGCGCCGAATGGCATCGGCAACTACATGGTCATGCCTTTCGCGGGAAGCGTGACGGCGGTTGTTTGCGTCACCACATCGACTAGTGCGGCTGTCGCGTTCTACTTCTCAAAGAACGGCGCAGTTGTTTGGAACATACCTGGCACGAGTCCGGCGGGTACAACTCAGATTTTTTACACGCCGGTAGCAAAGAACACGTATCAATTTGCCGCGGGCGATAGCCTCATTCTCTCGGCGCGAAGCAACACAACAAGCACGGCTGCTGGCGTGTACGTAAACGCTTATCTATGGGTCGAGGTAGGGGCATAACATGGCAACGAATATCAACAGCGACATACAGCAGCCCGATGCCAAGGACATAGATGTTACCGGCGGCCTCGATCTAAAATCAGATAGCGCCACCGCAGCCCCGCCGAAGACCACGCGTGCAGACAACTGCTGGTATATAACGCCTGGCACCGTTCGCCCATTGCCACCCTTTCAAACCATGCTGGCAACCCTCGCGCAGCCGCCTGTGCATCTTTACAATTTGCACGCCCGCGACGCAGCAGAAGGTGCATCGAGCGGCGATATAATGATGCACGGCGAATATGCCGATGCGCCCGGCAGTGCAACGAATGGATGGACGACGCCGTTGTGGGCGCACAACATGGGGCAAACCCTCAACACAACGCAGCCGATATTGCCGTATGTCGCGCGCACAAGGCAGCTCGGTGCAAGCGCGTCACCTAACGTGCAAACCAGTTGGAACACAAATAGCTATGACGCGAACGCCAACTCTCCCATCATGGTGACGCAAGATATTGCGGGTCTAGATGGGCGCAGGCGCTATGCCATGGTTTGCAACGGGTCAGCTTCGCAATCGGGCGTGTCCGGTGGCCGCACTAATGGCGTGCTCGTATCCTTTGGATACCTCGATGACGGCGGCGAGGTCGTCACCCCAAACCTTTCGCCCTCCGCGCTCTTAACCGCAGGCACGTTTGCTTACGTACAAGCCATACATCTGCCAAACACACAGAACTGGGCTTTATGCACGCTGGCATCGGGCGCGACTAGTATTGTCTTCACAGTCTACACTTTCGCAGGTGTGTCTGTCGGCAGCAGCCTATCGTTTGGGGCGTATGTCGCTGGGCCGCAGCCCATGGATTGTTTCATTTATAACAACATGGCGTACTGCGCTTATTACGATAAGCAATCAAGTACGACCGCATGGATGGCAAACGGCTTTAACCTGTCAACGGCGCAATCGATCGGGCAGCTTATTGCGAGCTCGCAAACCGCGACGCCGACGCAAGGCTTGTGCGCGTTCTCAGCGCAGCCCAACTATACTGGCGTGGGGCCTAACTGGCTGGCCATCTGCTGCTTTGCGCAAATAACTGTCATGGTTATCACAGGCACAAATAGCAACGTGCAGTATTCGACTATGACTTTGACGCCCCCCACGGCTGCAGCGACTGGCGGCGTCGGCATGTTCGCGGGCGCAGCGGTCGCTTTTGATGCGAGCAACGGCATCGGCGCAAAAGCTGTAGTTGGCTTTACATTATTTCGCTTGTTCAACGAAAACTGCACGGTCGGGCTGAGCAATAATACCGTCTCGTTGGGCCTGCAGAGTGTCGCCGTCGATCGCTATACGTACACCGCGACGGGCAATACCCTGACGCTTGTGGGGACCACGGTATTTCGCACGTCATCCGGCGCAACCATTGCGTGCAAACCCTTTGCAACGAACCCGCCGCAAGCGCAATTTGCCGGCCCCGCCGCTGCGAAAACCGTTGTGTGCGCAGTGCGAACGGGGAGCTTTGAAGGCTCATCGAATCTTAGCGGCTATGCTGTGAGCCTGTACGGGCAGCCGACTTATTATCTCATCGACCATCAAGCGCGCATTGTTGGGCGCTGGTTCGACGGCGCTGCGCCTGCAGGCCAGATGGTTCAAACGCTGCCGACCACCGCAGGCACTGGCATAGGCCCCGCGTCTATATCCGCCACCATGTCGGACATGAGCGACTTGCGGGTGCAAATTCCTAGTTGGTCGCTCATCGGAACGCAGTACGCTGCAGCAGCCAACTTGTCGCTAACAGGTAGTTTCGTTGCCCCAACGAATACGCCCATCAACCCTGTGTTTGTTCCCGCCGTTCTCGATCTGCAATACCAGGCGCAAGGTGTGCACGTGCCACCATCGCGCGGCGGTTCGCATCAATACGTGTCGGGGCCGCTCACTTGTTTGCACGATGGGCGAATGCTGACCGAAGCGAACTACCACACGGCAGCGACAAACCCCGGCCTAGACCCCGCATCATATTCGGCAAGCCTTGGCGGTTCAGGCTATTTTTATTGGTCTGTCGTTTGGACTTGGATCGACGCGCTGGGCCGCAAACACCGAAGCCAGCCTAGCCTCGCGGCAAGCCGGAACTACGGCACAACTCAGTTTTCGGGCATCGGCGTTATCGTGACTGCGCCGCTCGGTAATAAATACACAAGCGGGAGCTTCCCTGTTTGCGAGGTGTACCGCACGCTGAGCAACGCGACTGACGGCAACAGCTATCTTGTGGCGACGCTCGTTGTACCGCCCATGGGAACGGGCATCACGCCGAATGCGGGTTCGATAGGCACAGCTTCGGACGCAGTTTATACAGACTCGTACACAAACGCGACAACGGGCGTATACACAGTTGGCACGATATCCGCGCAGCCGCGCATGTATACAAGCATCAACGCAACCAATACCGCCAACGTCTATCCTGCTGCTGCGCCCCCACCCTTTGTTTGGCAGGTTGCAACGAAGGGCCGCTTGTTTGGGCTGGCTTATGTGCAAGGCGAAGCGCGGCTTTATTACTCTTCGGTTGATTCCTTCGGTATCCCGCTTGAGTGGAACCAGTTTAACTATGCCACGGTGCCTGGCGAGATAGGCGAGGCACGCAGCGTCGAGGCCATCGATGACAAAATCGTCATCTTTGGAACACGCGGCAACGCGGTCATGAACGGCGACGGGCCACCCGCTGCAAATGCGGCAGGCATCCCCGCCCCAGGCGATGGCTTTAGCGCAGTGACTCCGTTGCCAACGCCCGCAGGCGTGCTTGGCACAGGCAGCCCGGTTCGCGTGCCTACCGGAATTTTGTTTCAAGGCGCGCCAGGTATCCAAATGATAGGGCGCGACCTGAGTTTGAGCCCGTTGGGTGCACCCGTCGATGTTTTGACGGGGCGTCAGTTCGGCAACCCAGGCACAATATTTGGCAGAGCATCTTTGCTCCCAAGTCTGCAGAGCGTGGTCTGGGCAAACCCTGCTGGCCCGGCGCTTGTGTTTAATTACGTCACGCAGGCTTGGTCTACATGGCCGCTCTTGAGCTACGCCTCGACCTTTGTTCAGCGGCTCAACGGCGATGTTTGGGTTGCGCTGCAGCCTATGACGACAAGTATCCCCGCCACATCGACCCTAAGCCTGGGCGCTGACGTTGGCATGCTGACGGTCTCGACCTTCGCGTACAACAGCCCGGCCCCGAGCTCGCCCGCCCTTGTGCTCGAAACGCCGTGGCTTGCTATCGGAGCCACGCAAGCGGGCGAAGGCTGGCTGCGTGAAATGTCGCTGTATGGCGATTGCATCGGCCCGCACATTTTGCAGATCGAGCAAGCGTTTGATTACGGCAACTACGTCGCCCCGCCGACGCAGTATGCCGTAACCAATGCTGCGCTCAATTACGAGTATCAATTGCGCCCGCCATCGGCCCGAGCTCGCGCTGTGCGCTACCGAATGACGCTTTTGCCGACAACTACTTTGGCCGCTCAATACGCCACAGGGTATATTAGTGACTTGGCATTGTTTATGGGCGCAAAACAGGGCACCGCACGCCTGGGGATGGGCAACTCTCGATGAGCAGTTACGCGACGCAAGACCCAAGCGCATACACCTATGCGAACAACGGCGCGGGCCACGGCCTTTGGTCAACCACCTCAACCTTTGGAACGCCGACGCTCAACAATCCAACGGGCTCAAGCGCGCTATCCACTGGCTTGTCAGCGGCTGCCAACGGCGGCTACAGCCTGACGCCGCTCGCAACCACAGCGACAACCACGCCAACCACGACAGGCACGTATAGCTCTGTCGCCCCGACTGCGATCACAACGCCGACTTACGCGACTTCTTCGCAACAGCTTAATGCTGCTGCCGCAGCCCCCGCGAGCACAGCCGCCGCAGCCGCCACGCCATCTTTGAGCAAGGTGGCCGCGCCTAGTGTGAGCAAGCTTGGCATCGCCGTGAACACCGGCGCGAACAGCGTCAACACTGTTTACACCCCGACGCAAACGGTTGTACCGCTGGCCACCTTCACCAATCCCGGAAACAACACATGGGCAAAGTGGGATCCGACCACTGGCACATACGTGGCGATGACGGCTGCAGAAAACCAAGCGCAGAACGGTGCCGCCGCAACTATATCGGCGGCCCAGGCGCAGATAGACCCACGCACTGGCATGCCGACCGGGCAAGATGTGGCAACAACAAACGTCGGGTTGCATGCGTTGTCGGGTTACAACACGCAGGCAGCGCAGGCCCAAGCCGCGCTCGCGCAACAATCAGCGGGCCTTGCGGCGGGCTCAACCGCAGCGACAACCGCAGCGCAAACAACGCCGGTCACGCTGGCCCCCACTGTGCAGGGCTCGAATTTTGATTTCTCGAACGCCTTTAACACAACGCCCACGCTCAACGCCGCGACGGCCACGGCCCAGCAGGGCCAAAACGCTTTGGCTTCGCAGCTATCAACGAACAATTATCAAAGCGGCAACATCGCAGCGGGCGGGCGATACGGGGCAGCCGAAGCAGTCAACTCCGCAGGGACCAATCAGCTTGCGCTGCAGCAGGCGGCGGCCACAGACACAGACAACAATCTGACTCAGTTCGCCAACGCTTTGACGGCGCAATCGGCAGCGGCGAGCTCGTACACTGGCGCTCAAGCCCAGGCCGATATCTCGAATATCCAAGACGACGTGACGGCGCTTTCTTCGCAGTTGACGACGCTCGACTCAGCCACGCGGGCGAACGTGCAAACGCAACTGACCTCGCTGCAGAACCAGATCAACCAATACAACGAAGCTGTGCAGCAGGCAGGCGCAGATTCGGGCGTCGCGCAAAAGATATTCGCAGGCATCTTGGCAGCAGGGGCCATCGCCTCCGCTGTTCTCACAGGGGGCGCAACCACCGGGGCAGCCGTTGCGGCGACCGCCAACGCAGCTAACACGATTGCGAGCTAAGGGACTGTTATGGGAATTGCCTCATCCGTCGCGCCTATCGGTGGCATCTTCGACCCAGCAGACCAAGATGCCGTCGCCACGCAAGGCGCTGCCATCACAAGCGAGCTACAACCGGGCTCAGCCTACTATCAGTCCGGCAACATGGGGGCGGCGGGTCAGCAAATTGTTTCACGTGGAACATTTTTGCAAAACCGCAACGTTGGCGAAGATTACAGCCAGATGCAAAACGACCAGGCGCAGCTTACGGCGCTCGGTCAGCACTTTGCCAACTTGTATCAAACAGGCGGACCCGAAGCCGTGGCGGCAGCGGCAGCAGCCCAAGCCAACACTGCCAACTCAGGCGGGGGGCTCGGTGGCCTCAAGACGATGGCCGCGCAATCGGCAAAGAACACAGCAGCGGTAGGGCAAGCGGCGCAGACCGAGCGCGATGCTTATGGCAGCCAGGCAACTGCGTCTAACGCCGCATCTGCCGCAAGCAAATTGCAACAAACGCTCATCCAATCGGCCATCAACCACGCGAACCGAAGCAAGAACATCTCGGCCACGGCCATCAAAGCGCAGGAAGCCATCGACCAGCAGAGCATCAACAATTCTCTGCAGGATGGGGCGAACAGCGCGATGCACGATGTTCGATCGAAGGGCATCGAAAACTCGGCCAGCCAAGCGGCGCTCGGCATCTCAGCGGCAAGCGCGGCGCTAACCGCTGGGGCTAGCGGCACGGCGTTGGCGCTCAAGATTGCCAACAGCGGCACGCCTACAGATGACACGGCGATGACCGGATCCGCAGACAGCCTCAACGATAGTGGAACAAGCGTCACCGATGCGGCGGGCAATGAAGCTGACGCAGCCAACATCCCTACAGACAGCCTGGCCGATTACGCCGTGATGACGCCTTACGGGGCCTCGGTCGCGACGCCAGAAGATGCCTGGTACAATTACTTAACGACCGCCCCACAGTCAGCGAACAACGCAGCTTACACAGCCTATCAGGGCGCAAGCACAGGATGACGACACCATGGGTTTAGGGGATGGGCTTCGCGCCCTTGCAATACAGCACTTGGCATCTGGCGGCAGCGCAGAAGAGTTGCATCAAGAGCTCTCGGGCCTGACCCCTCCTAGTTTGCTCACGCCCACAAGTTCGGTGTTTGGGCCACCCGACGCTGCAGGCAATCGCGTCGGCCTCAACTCAGGCATAACGACCCACTTTGCAGATCCGGGTTACCCGCTCGCGGGTGTGCCTGGGCAAGCAGCGCAAAATCCTGTGCGGCCTGTTCAGTCGATTGCGAGTGCACCCGCCGCTGGTAGCCTGCCACCCGCAGCCCCGTCGCTTCCCGCCATCGCACAAGGGCAGCCACCCATAGCCCCCGAGCCCGGTGGCCCGCTTTCGCGCATCGCCATGAGCGGCCCAGTCGGCGGGGCGAACCCTTATTACGGCCCGATGAACCAGGCGCTCGCCAACTCAAGCGCAGCCGAACGGGGCGAGCTCGCGGCCACCGATGCTTATGGCCAGGGGCTCGACGCCGAAGCGCGCGGCAAAGGCGAAGAGTTGCGGGTGCGCGGTTTGCAGGCAGCCGCCGAAGAGCCCGCCCGCGCCGAGCAAGCGCAGGCAGCCACGCAGCACGCTGAGCGCACCGAAGCCTTGCAAGCGCAGATGCAACAGAAGATCGACACGCAGATGGCAAAGTACCAGGCCGCGACTGACGCTGCAGCCGACACGCAGATCCACAATTTCTTTGAGAACAAAACGACCGGCGCAAGCATCATGGCGATAATCAGCCAAGCACTTGCGGGCGCAGCCAACGGCCTGTCAGGAAACCCCGGCGCGCCGACTCCGCTCGACCGCATCATCCAACAAGACCTCGACATGCAGAAAGCCAACATCGATATCAAGAGCCGCAATGCCGACCGCCAAGGCAACATGCTGCGCACCTTGACCGAAGAGTTGGGCTCAAAGACGCAGGCCGAAAACGCGTACTATGCGGCGTCGCTCGATAAGACTGAAGCGATTATCAAACAACTCGCGCCGCACTATGCTGGCGGCATCAACTCAGCCCAGGCGCAGCAGGCGTTGGGCGCGGTGCAAGAGAAGAAAGCCATGCTGCAGGCGCAGACCCAGCAGCACATCGCGCAGACCGAGACGACCAAGGCCGATGCATTCGGTCACGCAGCCGAAGGTTATGACAACCGGCAGATGGCGTTGTCGATGGCAGCCGCGAAAGCGTCGAACAAAGAGCAACAGAATTTCCAAACACGCGGGTTCAACGGGACGATTCCGAAGGCATCCAAGAAGACAGCGGATGACTTGCAAGCCAAGCATTACGCGCTGCAGTCAGCCTTTGATAATTTTGAAGCTGTGCTCAAAGGCCCGAACAACGAAGAGAATTACAACAAGCTAAAATCTGCTAATGGCGCGGTGGCACTAGCAGTGCACAACCTTGGGTTCACACGCCCGCAGCAGCTAGAAGACATGATCGGCAAACTGAGCCCCAGCTTGAAAGAAGCCGCGACTAACTGGCTCGACGCAGGCAGCCGTTATCATCAAGAGCGCAAAGACTACGCCGACCTTTATCGGCAGGGAATGCTTGGGCTTAACCCGTACAAGAAAGACAATCCCGACGGCCTCGTTGCCGATTACGATGATCCTGTCATGGGGCCATTGTGGCGCGAACGCGACACAGACCGCGCGACTACCACGCAACTACAATCCGAGAATAGATAATGGCGGTCCCCGAAGGTATCGCCAAGTTGCCTGAGCAAGCCCCGCCAGCTGACAGCCTGACAACGCTATTGAGCCCGATAGATTCTAAGTTCTATTCGGTGCCAACAAGCAGAGTTAACGAATACTTAAAAGCTGGTTATGCAACGCCCATTGGTCGCGACATATCACGTCAGCGCATTCTCAATGGTTACAACACGTGGCAAAAAAACCTTGAGGCCATAGGCGCGGCAGCCGTCAGCGATATTCC